GTCCGGCAACTTGTCGGCGGTGTAGATCTTCGAGCCCACCCGACACCCGTGGCCCACGGGGTCTTCGTACCAACTGGCGTAGGTGCGGCTGATTGGGTACAGGTCGGAGAACTTGATGTGCGCCTCAGCGATGCGCTTGCGCAGCTTGTCGTCCGTGGTGCCCAGGCGGCGCGCTTCCACAGCGGCCACAGCCTTGGCGGGGCCGAACCCGACCAGGTTCAGGTAGCCGCCCACCAGCCGCCCGTCTTTCACGGCCCAGTTGATGTCCGAGAGCTCGGGGTCGAACGCAGTGTATTCGACGCCTTCAGCGGCCATCTCGCGCAAGATCTCCATCGTCTGGTCGTCGTCCTTGGCGGAACGCAAGCATGCGGCGGCGTATTCGAGCGGGTGGTAGGCCTTCATCCACGCGCACCAGTAACTGATCACCGCGTACGCGCAGGTGTGACTCTTGTTCATACCCCAAGCGCCGAAGTTGCAGATCTCGTTCCAGATGTCGTGCGCGGTGCGGTCGTCGATGCCGTCCTGAGCCGCGCCAGCGATGAACTTTTCGCCTTGGCGGTCGAAGAACTCCTTGCCCTTGCGGCCAGACATCGCCTTGCGGATCACGGTGGTTTCGTCCCAGGAGAACTTGCCGATGTCGCGCACGATGCGCATCACCTGCTCCTGGTAGAGCACCACGCCATACGTGTCGTGCAACAAGTCCTCGAGCGCTGTGTGCGTGTACGTGACGGGCTCGAGCCCCGCCTTGCGGGAGATGTACTTGCCGGTCGCGCCGCCGCCGAGCGGCCCCGGGCGGGCCAGCGCCGTCAGGTGGTCCACGGTGCGGAAGTCGTCGACGTGCACTTGCGCGGAGATGGTGCGTTGGCTTTGTCCTTCGAACTGGAAGATGCCGGTGTACTTGCGTTGATTGAAGATGTCGAGCACCTTCGGATCGTCGAGCTTCAGCGCGTAGAGCTGTTCGGCGGTGACGACGGCGCTGTCCTCGATGACGCCCAGCGTGCGCAGCCCCAGCGCGTCGATCTTGAGCAGGTTCAAGTATTCGCTGTCGGGCTTGTCGATGTGTGCCACGCCGTCAGCGCCCACGGTGCAGTATTCGTCCACGGGCACGTTGCAAACAATCACCCCGGCGGCGTGCACCCCGGTGTGCCATGCGTGGTTCTCGACCTCGGACATGACGACAGCCTTGGGGTGCCGCGACATGAACTTCTTGCCGGTGTCGGTGTTGTTGAGGGTGTCCTCGAGCCCTTTCCCGTACCGGCTGTCGCCCGAGCTGTATTCGATCAGCACGTTGAGCAGGTCGAACCGCTCTTTGTCGGGGATGCCGAAGCGCTTGCACACCTCAGCCATCACGGAGCGCGGCTTCAGCGTGTTGACGTTGCCGATGCGGGCCACGCAGTGCCGCCCATACTTGTCGGCGAGGTAGTCGAAGCATTGGTCGCGCTTGGTGTCGCTGAAGTCGATGTCGATGTCGGGCAAGTCCTTGCGCGTCAGGTCAATGAACCGCTCGAACAGCAACCCGTGCGGGATGGGGTCAACCTCCGTGATGCCCAACAGGTAACAGAGCAGCGACCCGGCAGACGAGCCGCGCCCAGGGCCGACGAGCATGCGATGCTTGGCCCAGTCGATCAGGTCGCTGACGACGATGAAGTAGCTTTCGAACTTCTTGGCTTCAATGGCGGTGAGCTCGCGCTGCAACCGATCCTCGTACAGCTGCGGCCAATCCGGCAAGTGCCCGAGCGCCAACCGGCGCTGTCGGCCAGCTTCAGCCAACGCACGCAGGTCGCCGTCGACGTGAATGATCGGCGCGGTGGGCAACGCCCCGGCGCACCGCTCGGCCACCTCGTGAGTGTTCCTGACCGCCCGCTCCCAAGCAGCATCGTCCAACACGCGGATGTGCTGGCGCAGCTCCTGCTCGTTCAACAGGTATTGCGGCGTGGTCGATTCCCGCCCGCCAATGGCCATGAACGGCGCGTAGTCAGCGCGGCGCGGGTAGAAGTTGTCGCTGGTGACGACGAGCGGCTTGCCGGTGGCCTTGTGCAGCCGCATTGCCGCCCGTTGCGCCAGCGGGCTTGTGGGGTTCAGGTCAATGTAGTCGAAGGTGTCGGGGTCGGTGAGCGCGTCCCCGGCGAACCGTATCACCCCGGTCGCGCCGCGCAAAAGCTCGAGCGGATCGGATTCCGGGCGGCGGAGCGCGGTAGACCAGCGATAGAAAGCACGCGTATCTTCAGCCAATGCCCACGCCTGTGGTTTTCGACCGTCGGGTGAGGGAACCGTGAACTCGGTGCCGAAAAGTGGCTTGAATCCAGCCGCGCCAGCGGCCTTGGCCCACCGGACATGGCCCCAAGTGCCGCCGTCCACGATGCCTGCGGCGGGAGCGCCCAGCTCGGCCACAGCCGCCGCCACACGCGGCACCGGGCCGAACGCAGCCCGGAAGCTGAACTCGGTGCGCACGCGCAACTGCGGTAGCGTCATTTGCGCAACGCCCCAAGCATCGCGTCGGCCATCTTGACAGCCGCCTGCGGAATCTCCGTCAGCGGGCCCAGGTCGCACTCAGAATTGGCCAACATGCCCTGCATCGCATGGGCCGCGAGGTATTCGCGCAGGGTCATCCCCGCCAATGGCGTGTTGTTGCCTTCAGCGTTTTGCGCCCAAGCCATCTCGCGGGGGACAGGGAATGCGGGGAATACATCTTTGTTCATACGGGCGCTCCTTGAATGTCGTTGCGTTGTTCGTAGGCCATCTTGTGCAGCTCGAGCGCTTGCACGATTTCGACGAGGGCCATGACGTCGTCGAGCGCGCGATGGGTTTGCGGCAGCGGCTTGCCCAACGCGTGCTGATACAGCTCCGTCATCTTCATGTTGCGGCCCCAAATGGAGCGGTGCAACCCGATGGTGCAGTATTCGTCCTGCGGCCAGGGGAAGTCCAGCACATCCGCCCGCCGCAAGTCCAGCCGCAGCAGCGTGCGATCGAACGGCAAGTTGTGCGCGAAGACGGCGAAGGCTTGTTCGAAGATGTGTCGCAGCATTGGGACGGCGTCCTTGAACGGCGGCGCGCCGACCAAGTCCTCATTCTTGAGCCCGGTGATGCGCGTGATCTCTTCCGAGATGTCTTCGCCCGGATGGATGAGCTGGCTGAGCGTTTCGACAACCTCACCTTCACGGTTGAGCAACGCCGCCCCGAGCTCGATTATTTTGGGTTGCTTTTCCAGCGGAGCGTCAGGGTGCAGCGGCAGCCCCGTCGTCTCCGTGTCGAACACCACAATAAGATCTTTGTCCACGGTCACTTTCCTTGTTGAAAACCGGCAGCGGTGCCCAGTGCGTCCACCAGCAGTCTTTGCGGGTGTAGGTGCCGTAGACAGCGACGCCGTAGCGCCGGTTGATCAACTGCACCTTCACCCCGCTAGGACACGTGGCGATGGGGCGCCAGTGGTATTCGCGGTCCACAGCCGCCGAGCGGGTGTCGTCTACATCAGGCTGCATTTTCTCTGCGCACGATGAACTTGAGATCCGTGCCGAGCACATCACGGGTGTCGAAGATGACGTACTGGTACTTGCGCTGAACTTCCAGCAGGTACGGGTTCGTGTGGCTCTCCGTGAACACCTCCTGCGCGACCCGGATGCCGAGGTCAGCGAACTTGCGGCGGAAGGCGTCCAGCTCCTCAGCGGTGCAGTGCATCCCGAGGTGGGAAACCATTGGCGGGCGACCCGCCATCCAGTTGGGCCCGGAGGTGTAGTGCAGCACCTCCAGCTCCAGCGGCTTGTTTTCGGGCCGCGTGTTCTGGTAGTTGAACGCGAGGTCGGCTTCGTTCTTGCCGGGCTCGCCGAAGACCTTGCCGCCCGCCACCACGTGGTCAGTGACCCATTCGTTCAGGCCCAGCTCAGTGAGCAGTGCGCGGGCGCGCTCCGGGTTGGGCGGGCACAGGGCGATTTGTTCGATGAAGAATTTCATTTTGATCAGGCTCCGTAGGGAAGGATGCAGCCGGTGAGGAACTTGTGACGCGGCTTGTTGGACAAAAGGAATGCAATGAACTCGGCGAGCTGTGCGGGGTCGGTCTCCTCGCCCGCGAGCAGCGCGTTGAGTTGGTATTGCTCGGCGTACTCACGCGTCCAGCCGCGCAGCGCGACAACCTGATCCTCGATGTCCTTGGACATCTCGGTGCCACGCAGCTTGTTCGGGCTGATGCCGAAGACGGTGATTCCGTGCTTCTTGCTGAGCTCGCGCGCCAGCTGAAGCGTCATAATGTGTGCCGCGCCCTTGGAGGCGTTGTAGGCGAGCGATGTCGTCATCGGCATGTGCGACGCGTTGCTCACGATGTTCAACACGGTGCCGTGCGTCTTCTTGAGCTCGGGGAGCGCCCACTGGGTCATTTTGAAGATGCCCTTGGCGTTCACGTCGAGCACCTCGTCCCACTGCTCGTCGGGCAGGTCTTCGAGCCATGCGGTCTTGTTGATGCCGGCGCAGTTGATGAGGATGTCGAGCCGCTCGGGGCAGTGGCCATACGAGCTGACCGGCACGCAAACATCGTGGCCCTTCTTGCGGTCGAACTCGAACACCTCGTGGCCGTCACGCTTGAGCGCGGCGGCGATCGCTTTGCCGAGACCGGCCCCAGAGCCAGTGACGAGAACTTTGCTCATTGCTTTGTCTCCTGATTGACAATCGATTCGACCATTGCCGCGTAGACGGCGAGGTCATGGATGGAATCCTGATGCGTGAGCCCGCTGTTGGCGAACCGGGTGAGCTTCACGACCATCAACTCGAACAGGTGCCACTTGTTGAAGTCTGCCGCGCTCGTGAGCGACACGC